ACCGCACATTCGCCATGTTGGCGAGCAGCGAGGCCTCGTTCAGCGACTTCGGGGTGGCCGATGTGTTGGCCCACGTACCTGCATCCCATGGGTGGTCCGTGGCGAACAGCGCCTTGCCGTCGCCGATCTGGCTGGCGTTGTAGACGTTGCCGAGGTTGAGGACGTTGGCGCCCTGGATCTCCTTGAACTGCGCGAACGCCTCTTGGAGTTTCAGGTTGGTGGGATTGAACTGCGCCTTGTAGAGATTGTCGTCGATCGCCTTGCGGGTGATCGCATAACCCAGCGCGACTTCGATGTGCACGAACGCCCAGGTGAAGCGCTCACCGGCGTTGTTGTCGAACTGGGTCGCCGCGCCTTCGTCTTTGAGGAACGGGAGAGCGACAAACGCCATCTGCGTCGAGCGCTCGACCGCCATCGCGGACTTGTGGGTCGTGAAGACCTTGTCCCACTGGCGCGGGATCATCTCGTATGAACCGCGGACATCGAACAGCCCGGGCAGAAGTTCGGAGCGGATGCTCGCGAGTGAGATAGGCATTTGTCAATCTTTCCTTAAAGCTGCCACGCCGAACGAAGTGCTGCCGCTAGCGGTTGGTTACACCACCGCCGTCTGCGTCTTGTACTGCTGGTTGTTGAACGTGACGACGGCCCACGCGAACGCCGTGCTCACATCGGCGCCGTTGGTCCCGGCCGGCAGATACTTGCTGGCAAGGTCGACAACGCGGAACGGGAGCGTGATGGTTGCGCCGAGCGACGCCTGATCGATGGTCGCCGCCGACACGCCGGTCGCGGTGTTACCCGTGCCGATCGTAAAGCCAACGTTTTCACCGAGGTTCGCCGTCACCAGTGAGGTGTTGAGGGCCGCCGCCATGAAGAGGGCGTTCGGGGCGCTGATGACGTAGGCCGTGGCCGGTCCGCCGGCGGCGCCGGGCCAGAACGGAGACCATGTCGGCGTGCCACCTACCGGGGTGTACATGCAGCCGTCGAAGATACCGAACAACATCGAGGTGTTGTTCGCACCCTGCACGACCGCACCGGAGGTGGGATCGAAGCAGACGGGGTCACCACGGAAGATCTTGGTCGTGTTGGCCGACAGGATTACGCCGGTGGCCATCTGGTAGTCGGGAGCCCCACCGGGAAGATATCCGATGTGACGAAATCCGAATTTTACTGCGGTGTTAGCCACAAGAAATACTCCGCTATCGGGAGGCTTTCCTAGCTCGCTTGGCCGGGGGTATCGCCTTGGGATTTTGCGACGTGGCCTGCATGTCCACGTTAGTCTGCCAAAGGCGTTTGGCTGGGTCTTCCATCAAGACCGGCTCGGTCTCGGCGCAGATCGAAATCCGCTTTCAGGAATCATCCCTATATGGGATTTGCGGAACCGTCAACAGGTAGTAGCACTAGATCGCGTCGATGGACGATCTTGGGGCCACGTCCTCCGGACCATTGCACAGTGCACCATGCAGGAGGATCGCCGACGACTGCGGTGATCTCTCCAGTGCGATGTGTCCTGTAGCGGTGGGAGCATTTCTCTCCCACCACACCAAGCGGAGAATCAGGCAGCGCTTTGATCATCGCTGCCCATTAGATGTTTGCGCATCGAGGTCGGAGCATCGCGCTGCGCTTCTTTGGTCTTGCGCTCCTCGACCGCCGCGTTGTGCGACAGGAAACCCGCGGTGAACGGATGCTGCCCCACATGGGTGATATCGTGGCCGCATGCGCCCCACACCTTGCCACCGATCGAGCGCCATCGTCGGCAGAACGATATGTCCTCGGAAACAGGACCTTCCTCAGTCTGCAACTTGTTGAAGAAGCTAAGCGTTCGGGTTGCCCCGGCTTCTTTCATGTCAGTGAGCGCCATGTAGTTCCCGATCAACTCAGGGAAGGCGTCGATCATCTTGGTGATCGCCTCCCGCCGGATCAGCAAGCAGCCGGCGCCGAGCCCCTCGACCTCATAGAACTCGCCGCGAACCTCGCGGACATCCGGCTCCAGACCGCTGGCCGCCCACTGGAGTGGGTATCCACGCTTCGGATAGACCGCACCAACGATCGGCTCGCCGAACGCCAGCATGTCGATCACCACCTGCGGCGAGAACCCCATGTCGGAATCCACAAACAGAAGATACTCGGAATCCGGCATGACGTCGTACCAGAACGAGAGAGCGATGTTGCGCATCTGCTCAATGTCAGGCCACGAATAGGTCCCGACGTTGAAGTGATGGCCCTTGCTCAGAAGCGCCATGGCGAGGTGGTGCGACGTCTCGAACGTCGCAGAACTGATCATCTTCCCGAACGCTGGAATGAAGCAGAAGATCTTGGCCATGTCAGTGCAATTCCCAGATGAAGCGGATTGTCGGCAGGAAGCTGTACATCAACCCCACCTCTACGCCGAACTCCCTGCGACCGACTTGAACAGAGACCCCGGCGTAGTAGTGGAACATGGCTTACTCCTCGTCCAGCTCGTGCTGCGGCCTCGGGATGTCGAACGCCGGGTCGATCGTCATCTTCATGCCGCCGGCATTATTGCGGTGGCGCGCGACGTCGGAGCCCGGGAGCTGCTTCTGCGTCATACGCAAGGCGTCGGTGCGGTCCCGGACCTGGGAGCGCGCGCGGAGCGTGTCCTCGTCCTTGGCCTGCCTCGTCAGTTCAGCCGGCCGCTCCTCCAGTCGCTGGCCCTCCAGTACGATCGCCCCTTCATAGCCGTGCGGCGCGAAGCGACCATCGTGGCGGGAGGCCGGAACCGGCCGCCAGCCGTTGTCATACATCTGGCGATCGCCGACCACGATCTCCTCCATCCCCTTGCCGAGAATGGTGACCGCGTTCCACTGATAGGTCCATCCGGCCGGGATCTCGTTCAACGGCACGTCGAACTTGTCGCCGACCTGCGTGCGGCGACGCATCAGGGTCTCGCCATTGCGGCCCATCACGGCGAGGCCAGAGCGGCCATTCTCACGCGGCATGTCGCGGCTGGGCTCCCGATTTGCGGCGCGCGGCGCCGGGCGCGGCGAGTTGCGCTGGACCGTGACATCCTCGTGCACGATCGCCTGCGGCACGATCGGCGGCCGGTGATTGCGCTTCTTCTGGACAACCTTCTTCTTCGCCGGCGCGCGGCGAATCACGGGAGCATCGGCGCCCATTGGATCATTCATCGGTTTTTCCTTCCTTGAGTTTGGCGCGGACATTGGCGACCGCAATGGGCAACAGCAGGGCGTTGACAGTCGGACCCTTCAGAATATGCGGATCCTCGGCTAGGGCCTCGTTATACTTCCGAACGACTTCCTCGTTCTCGGCAGTCATCGGAAGGCAATTGTTCCACGCGTTGATGAGGTCAGTGTACAGGGCATCGCGCTCAGCAAACACCTCAGCGGCATGCCGGAGCATGTCAGGCGGGAACTGGACCGTCGTTTCAATGGTCTTGGCCTTGGCGTCGGTGAACGGTAGCACCCCGTCCCCGACATCCATGTCGACACCACCGAAACTGACGGACCCGGAGATGCCACCGGCAGCTGCTTTCTTGGCCCAGTCCGCGACCTGCTGCTGCGCGGCTTTGACTTGCGCAGCCTTCTCCTGGTCGACCTCGAACTTCGACTTCTCGAAGAGGCCGAGGCCACCCACTTCGATCGGGCCAACATGGCCGAACGGCATGAAGTAACCATCATGGCGAGAGGCAGGGACAGTCGCCCAGCCAGTGTGCTGGTACAGCACCTGATCCTGCACGAGGTGCCACCACTGATACGACCGTCCCTGCGGGATCATCTCCGGCGGCACATGGAACGGGTCCGGATGCCGGCTCCGTTTCACAATGGTATAGCCGATGCCCCAGAGATCCTGGATCTGGTCTCGGGTGACATAGTCGAATGGGTGCGGGACCGGGCGCTCCGCCTTGTCCGGGGTGTGGCCCGTCATAGAAGCATCCCCTTCGATTGGGCAAATTCGATCGGGTCTCGGGCCGATTTAGACCCATTACAGGGCACACACAGCATCTGCAAATTAGACCTCCCGTTGGAGCCACCGCGAACGAGCGGCTCGATGTGGTCAACATGATATTTGACGAGGACGTCGCGGCAGT